TCCAAGTTGATTGTACGTTCATCTCGAAAAGCGTTGTAGCGGCCATTCGTGAAACCTCTTTCTTGATATAAATCATTAATCTTCTTACATTGATTCTATCAAGAGCAGAAGGAACAACCTGAAGCGTTTTTTGGCCAAATATCACAATACCCTCGGCCGGGAAAGTGGCAATTGGATTAATGTTTGCTTCGTAAAGGCGGTCTCTGTCTTTTGAAGTAAGATTTTGTCTTACGCCTACAACTGGTATACCAGCTGCACCTTGTGTTAGTCCGCCTCTTGTAAATCCAGCTGGAGCAAACCAGAGCGCCTTTTTCCTTTCACTGAAAGAGAACGTTCCGAGCGCTGCAATTGAAGGCGGGGCCCAGAGAACACTATTTGAAAGACTATCTCTAATCTGCACCCATGGGTAAAACGCGCATGCGTAGCTGCTATTGATTCTTCTATTATTTAGAGAAGTAACAGCGCTTTTTACGCTGCCGATTCGCGACGCGTCTGAAGTTGTTGCTTCTGCTTTTGGTACATAGTCATCTTCTAGATCAATGATCGCAAGAGCATCGCCACGACTTTCACAAACACTAATCAAGTGTTCTGTTAGGCCGGTATTTGTAACACCTGGCAACGCGGCGAGATTATATTCAACAACCTCTGCATCTGCAACAGAATCGATTCCACGTTTGACAGAATTATATGCATAGTTTGTATATACGTCTCCGCGGGCATCATCTAGTCTTGTATTTCTAAAAGGATTTGCTTCTGTTATGTCAAGGCCATCATGTCCGCCGTGAAGTAAAGTCGTAAATTTATTGACTCTCTTGGTTTCCAGAAGTTCTATGTAGCCATTCAGAGCTGTGTATGATGATCCTGTGGCGGTCGGAGAGGTGGCAATTCCATTTCTACTCCCAGACACATATTCAAACTTCTCGTTATCTGCGGCGACACCGCCCTGTTGCTGTCGAACATCGTCTAACGTAAAGAGCCAAGTCTTTTCTGTATAGTCGCCGCCTTCTGAAATGTCCCTTGGAAGTCGGCGAACAATATCTTTGATGCTTTGATCAAATCTTGTGGTACCACTAATGTCAGTCGTAACACCCCAATAAGCTGTTTGAGGCCCTGTGCCACCCTGGTCAGCGTATTTTCTCAATGGAAGAGCTGGGAAAAACAACGAACAAGTCATATTACGAAGGGTGGGTGTGTTGCCGGCGGATGTCTCCATCTGATGTGATGCTGTCTGATAAATTTGTCCTGCTTTTACAGTGGTTGACTCGGCGTTGCGGCCTAGTTCTTTGTTGAATTTAACAAAGATCGTGGGACCCCAGTTTAAGCTCGTATATTGGTTTGTGTGGCCGCCGAAGGACTCGTGGGCCTCTCTAGCATGAGCTGTCGCCACTGCGGCGCCCATATCAAGAGTGACAGTTCCAGAAATTCTCATTACAGATCTTAGTCTTTCGGGCCCAAAAACGCCAAACGGCAGGAATCTGGCATCCGTTGCGGCAGAATCGACGTCCTTGTTCATATCAACATATATAAACTTTGAAGCATTCGCATAGTTGCCATAAGTTCTATACCGTCTTTCAGTCTCATCCCACGTTTTGTATCGATCTCCAACTTTTCTTGCTACATAGTTTGGAGAACCTGGATTCAAATTACAATTTGTATATTTTTCTACAAATTTAGGAGCAGTATCGGTGTCACTAAGAGAGCGAATTGCAACTGTGAAAGATCCATAATCGTTGAACTCGTTACTAGCCGGTAAAATATCTTGAATTGAAATTTTGAGATTATTTTGATTCCACTCGCCACCATCAATTGACTTAAATCTAAATAATTTTTGTTGATAGTCAGCGTTGAACGATCCTGTTTCACCTAAATGCTGCGAAATGAACCACCCAGTTTGAGATCTCTCCAGTCCTCCTTGACGATCAGCATATTCATAAGTGCTGTTTTGAGAGGCTAATCCGAGAATGATAGCGTGTGTTTTAGTCGTACCAATCGCTTCTTCTACGTGTCTATCGAATGTTTCGCCCAAGAAATAATTCTCTTGTGCTGCAGTATTTGTAATAGTAGTATTAGTTAAAGTCGGATTCGTATTGAACACTTTTCTAATATAATTATAAGAATTTCTATTAAGAGAAAAAGTATATTTTTTCGAAGATGTATATCCGGCGCCTTTGCTAATAACTGCAGTGAAGTCTCCAGCCGAGGATGTTTGCATCCAAATTGCCCCACCAGACATCGGGAAGCCCTTGGAGTCTGTACCTGTTAGCTCAATGTTGTAGTCGCTTTTAAGATAAAAGACTGCAGCTAGGGCTCCTGTAACCTGGCGGCCGGTCGTCCCATCTGGTGCGACCGCGGACGTGGCCGCGTTGGCTACGTCTATTACCCATAGTCCATAAGCTCCGCCTTCACCGGAGGAGGCAATTGAGACATTTCCCATATCCCAGCCGGCCTTACCATCCGAAGTTGAGTTAGAATGCTCCGCGCCTAATAGTCTAACAACAGTTAGTGGAGAATTATTTTTAAGCCAAGCTTGGGCAGCATATCCTGCATATGTAGGGGCGGTAAAATTACCTTCTCTCCATACGTCACCACCTCTTCCACCAGGAATTGGTTCGCCAAAAATCTCAACAAACTCAGAAAAAGATTGCACTTGCACTGGCCTCATTGCTGGTCCGCGCAAGGTTCTTCCAATTATTACTGGTCCAACTCTATCCGATTGTCTAATAATTTGAGAATTATCAATTTCGTCAATAAAAACGCCTGGTGATACAAATTTAAATTTGCTTTCTGGTCCTTGTGCCATGCTTATATTCTCCTTCTAAATGAATGGTTATATTCTTATATAAATAGTTAACAAATGCTCGAAAACCCATTTTATAAAAAATATTAACTCTCTCTATAAAACCCTTCTTTGCCAATATGTTCAAGTTCGTCCTCGGTGGCAAATCTCTCTCTGGGGATTTTGTATTCCACTGCATTTTCTCTAATAACAATTTTTGGCTGTTCCTGATTCTTATCTTCTCCTATTAAATATCCTAAAACTTTGATATCAATCTTAGTTTTATACGTTCTTTCTTCTGCCTCTAAATTCGCATTATTATTCTCTTGCGAAAAGCTTTGTTGAATAAACGCTTCATACCTGTGGCCATCTTTTTTAACGACAGTGTAGTTTATACCTCCGGTTTTTGTTATAAATGGCGTCAACATCTCATTCATTTGCTGTTGATATTCAGTTCTTAATATTACACTATAATTGACTTCCACATATACGGGTATCGGAATCGACATTGTTTGATAAACAACTCTTTTATTTTCTTTAGGAAAATTGATTTGCCCCCTTTTATCAAAAGCGTTTGCGTTTGCATATTTTGAGGTTTTATTTTGATTTATTCTCCTAGCAATTGTAATTGAACCGCCTTTTTTATCAAATGTAGGCGGAATATTCGCTTGAAAGATGCCTTTTTTTTCTGGATTTTTATCAATAGACGTCCTTTCAATTGTAATGACTGGTAAAATTATTGAATCAGAAGAGTCTCGTAAGTTTTGATTATTTTTAACTTGAAATGCTCTTTCAGACGTCATCCAAATAACTGGAACTTTTTTCCACCCTTCATTTGTTGTGCAAAAAATATTAAAACCATCATCTAAAAGCTCCAACAAGGCGCCATCAATAGTCTCAAATGTAGACGGAGTAACAAGTCGCTCTTCTAATATTTTCGGATCCGAAATTCCTGTGTAACTCTTATCACTTGGCATTGAAAAGACCCTCGCGTGCCCTAATACACTTTGCTGATATTTCCATACGATGTTGAGGTTGTCCAAACAACTGTTTCGGCTCACTTAAGTTAACAATTTCATAGTATATCTCTCCATACGAAACGAAGTCTCCAACTCGAACATAGAGATCTTGATCTTCAGTTAACCTTCTTTTATGAAAATGTATATTTATCGCTGCTTTTTTATCAATTCCAACGTTACCCATCCATGATGTTTGTAATTCTTCCCACTTAACCAGCGCGTAAACACGAATTGGCGGCAAGAATGTTTTTTCAATAGCTTCTCCATATAACGGATGAAAATTTGTGTGCTCTAGACTTATAGGATAGTACAAAATTTGTTGGCCAATAACCCTTTCAATCAACTCATCGTTGACTTGCTTGACCAAATTCCGTTCTTTCTCGCCAGTAAATAACGGAGGCGGTGGCTGTTCTGGTTGTTTCCATTTGGACATTGTTTCTTATTAACCTACAAAAATTGGGAATGGTGTCAACTTATTCAATTTAAACACTGATTCAGATTTGTTAGCATCTTGTTCGGCTAATTTCGCATACGTTAACTCGTCTAGTGTTGTCTTTAGTTCTTCTCTTAATTTTTCTTTTTCTTCTTTTGCTTGACCTAGCAACTCACTATGATTTAATGTTACAGATTCTCCAGGTATGGGCATGGTAGTAAACTTGCCTCTAATTTGGCCTAGCATTTCTTTTGCTAAAGCTAAAGCAAACCTTCTAATCCATTGCTTTCCAATTGAATTTATATTCTCGTAAGGTATATTGGCAAATGGAAGAGTATTCATATTATTAATGCCATCTGTGCCTGTTTGCCTGTCGCTATGATCCTCCCACGCATCTCTCTTTATTGTAAATCTAACCCACATCTTTCTAGGACCAACAGTCGTCGATAAAGGATATATTCTTAATTTATTATTTTTGAGTTCATAAGAATAATGAGAATTTCTCGTGTAAATTGAAGATTCAAAACTCTTTGCTTGAAGTTTGTTTTGCCAAACAGGAATAATTTGAAATTGTGAATCATCTGCCCACTGACCATAGTTTTGAAGATTGCCCACTGTGTTTAATCCACCATAATATCCATAAAATCTCCACATAGACTGTGGTGTTTTAAAATAAACTTGTTTAATAGTAACTTTATTGTTGCCAACTAAAGCATTTGTTGTTTGAAAATTACTTGAACTTGATATTACAGTTTGCAAATCATAATCTTGCACATCTGTGTCTGTAGTGAATGAAGCTGAATATTCCGTTTCGTTCCCACCTACGGCAACCAAACTTGCGACACCTTGTGAAAGTCTTCTGGCATATTCAAATCTAACTTGAGGAAATTTAAGGGCCACATTTGTGCCGCTCAAGCTTGATGATAGGCTGCTAGCTTTTAAATTACCGTCCTGATCAAAAGTTCCAGTTGTATTCCCAAGCAAATCTGACAATACATTTTTTGCTTGATGTATGTTAACTATATATGAATATTCTAATACTGCCTCTTCGTAAGCAGTATAGACATTTTTTTCAGTTAATTCAACATCTAATACGTCGCCACCTAATTTTCTATATGTGTATGAAACCTGATCAACAGCACCCGAAAGAAAATCTATTGAAGACAGATATACCCCAAATGGGACTGCAGTTGTGGTCACGTTCGTTGTTGAACCAGTAGCTGGCAATCTCACTGCGCTGATATTGCTTTTTGGTGTAAGAGTGGTGGCGGCCATTCATGAAATTC